AAGGATTGAAAAATGTTCTGGGTCAAGCCCGAAAGATAAAAGAATTGAATCCCAATCAGTGATTGGTTCTGTGAGTGTTCCTGTGTTAATTTCAACTGAGTCTTGCTGTAACTCTGCCCAAGGCTTAGACGCTTGCCCAACAACATCTTCAATCGTGTCATCAATTTCAATCCCATGTCTTAATTTGTAATCTTCTAACGCTTTTTCTGCTTCTTCTTTAGTTTTGTAATGACCTAAAGTTTTATGCCCATCTGTTCTGCCAGTCCTTGCTCGATAAGTCCCATTCTCACGCTTTTCAACCGTGCCATAACTTCGGACTTCTTTCACAAAATTCTCCCTTTATTGACTTTGGTTAGATGCCTTGCATCTCCCACACCTAATTGACCAAGGGCGCGTAACGAACTCAGCCAGTAGCCTTTTGCATCGCCAGCATCTTGGTTCACTATCTAATTGTGAACCCTTACCGTACGGATTTGGTGTATTCTCCATGGGTGTGTCTAAAGTTCAACATGACATCTAAAGTTTGTTGATAAAATTGGTCGGCTATTCTTATCAACACCCATCGGCATTACAGAACCAACTGGTTCAATCCTTAAAACCCTCAAACTATTTATTGTTTGATTAGCAACTGCTGACAGCAAAATACGAGCACCATCGGCTGCATCTCTGGCTGTTCGATAATCGTCTCTGGTTGCTCTGAATAATAATTGAACTGAAGGTTTATCAATTTCAATCCCTGCTGTTCCCATAGTAAACATTGGGGCTAAGCCTTCGTATTCAAAAACACCAATACACACATCTGGGGACTCAGGAAGGATACCAAGAAAAATATTTGTTCCTAAAGTGCCTTTATTGTTAGTTTGTAAATATGTGCCAACGGCTTCAAGTATTGTGCTCATCTTGGCAACTCATTTCTCATCATGTGAGTAATTCTAGTGGCTAAATTTTTAATAATTACAGGAACTTGACGATAAAGGGGTGTTTCTAAATACTTTGCTTGGGTTGGGGCAGTGTGTCTGGAATAAAGATTTTCATGAACATATAAAGCATAATGTGCAGCAGGACCACCATAGGTAACACGAACAAAAGTTCTATTGTTCTCTTGCTTAGGAGCATGAACAAAACCTGATGCCCTCAAAGCACCTGTATCAACAGGTACAAGTTTTTGTGATTCATTGAAAATAACATTTGCTTCTTCGTATATTGCTTTCTCTAAAAGATTAGGAAAATTACTTGGAATACGAGCAATAGCATCAGCCAACAATTGAATATCAGCACTATTAACATAAAAATCACGATTGGTTGTAGCCACTATTTACCAAACTTTACGGCTGTGTGATGGTCGCCATCTTCATCTTTCAACTGGTCAATTCCATAAATAATTGCTTGAGAAAAATCAGGCAAAGTCATAGTGCTAGTCAAATTAACATTTAACAAAGGACCTTCTGTTAAAAATCTTCCTGTAACAGAAAATTCACGCTTGTCCTCCGTACGAGCAACCTCATCGTCATACATCAAACGACCTTTTTTTGTGTATGCTGTGCCATAACTTCTTTTACCATAATTATCAAAAGCAGTACCATTAGTAAAACTGCAAGTATCTGGCATTAACTCGTTGAACTCTGGGTCAAAAACCATAATTAGTCAACCGTATCTGAATCTAAACCATTTCTCGGATTATCGAACTCACCAAGATAAAAGTCTGTGGTTGGAGTGAATGGGTCACGATTTTCTGTTGATTGAATTGCTTGAGCATTGATTGTCGGTGTTGGTGGCGATAAACGCATTCTTTGTTCAAACAATGATTTAGCCAAGGCACGATATTCTTTTGCTTTGTTTTGGAAAGATTTTGAGATAGAAATATCTCCAACTGTTTTAGAAACATTGTCAGCATCACGAGTGAACCTTGATGCAATAACTTCAGCGCCACCTCTTGCTGCTTCGTAGGTACTTGTCCATGTGGCAATTAAATAAGAAATCTCTTCATCTTGTAAAAGCACATCTGTTGAATCAGTGTCGTTTAATAAAAACCTGATAGCATCACGCTGGCTTGCTGATGGTGTGCCTGAATATGTGAAAGTCATTACAAAATCAATCCTTTGAACTGACGGATAGGTGATTCGATTGCTGATGCCCCATTGTGGTAAACCATGCAAGAAATCGGTGTTCCTATTTTAGCGTTGAAAAACCAAGATAAAGTAAATTGAATTGATTCAACATTTTCTGGAACTGCATAAGTGTTTGTTCCTGTGGTGTCGTTCTTACCCTTGTAATCCCTAGCAAAATTTATTTTCACATAGGTTGGGCGACCAGTTTTAGGTAAACTTAAATGAAGTTGTGATTCCCAAAAACAATGACCGTCTTCTGTTGGGTTTATAGCATCTTTGCCATCGAAAAGCATGGGTGTCCAAACTTTTGGTTTGAAAGATTGTTTATTTTTATCGTCTTTCCATTGAACATACATGCCCATTAAAATTCTCCTCTATTAAATAAGGGGGCGAGCATTTCTGCCCACCCCCTAAATTTTAGTTGCTAATTAAGCAACAATGCCGTTCCAGAAGTAGCCTAAATCTGACCCGATAACTTTGTTATCGAATGCCATTTCTGCTTCAACTCTGGATGCACGGATTGAATCCATACGGAATTGTGAAGTTCCGATAACTTGACCTAATCCTCCAGAAACACCTGTCCATGAGAAGGTGTAACCAGCAGAAGGGGTCATTAAGCCCGGATTTGGAGCAACATGTGCAAGTAAGGCTGTTTTGCCTGTTGCAAATGCGTACGCTTGGGTAGCACCTTCAGCATTCGTTGCTTTAATTGCTTTTGACACAATTACGCGAGGAATGTCAAACATTGCAGCAATCATATCTGCTGTGATTGTTTGTGATGAGGTGTACTTGATACGGTCAACTAAATCTGGGTGATTCTTGAGTTGACGGAACACTTCGTAACCTAATACGAGAGTGTTTGCTTCCATACCTGTGTTTGACAGGATTTGGGCTTTGCCTGCTTCTACATCTTCGATTGGGTCTGAAGAGGTGTAGTTGCTCCATTGGGTTGCAGTTTGACCATAAGTGGCTGTTCCTGCTGTTCCTGCGATGGTTGTTCCCCAAACGCCTGCACTCATGAAATCATTTACGAATTGTAATTCTCTACGGAGTAATAATCTGTGAGTTACAAATTCGGCTGCTTCACGAAGTGGGTTTAGAGGTGCATCAGCGTTGGCAACAATCTGGTCTGGAACATCCTTGTGGAATGCCCAAATATCTGCACTGTAAGTGTCAGTTGAAAGATTGTAACCTCCACCAGCAGATTCTGTCGCTGGTGCTCTTCTTTGTGCTTCATCTCTGAACCAGTCGTTCTTGGTGTAGGTGAAGAACTTGTCGCTCTTCTTGTCTACTGGAATTACTGGGAAAACTTTATCGGCAATAAAGTTATCACGGTCTTGCATGTAAGCGATGCTAATGTTAGTAAGAATCGCATCAACATGCACATCATTTAATGTTGGTTGTGCCATTTTTAGTTAACTCCTTATATCGCTTTAGGTGGGGTAGCGCAATTTACAAGAACTGTAAATAAATCGTTTGCTGCTGAGGCTTCGGTTAATGCAACACCGAAGAAACGAGGAACTGATGCTCCTGCTGTTCCTGATGGTGTTAATGCAGAACCTCTACCTGATGTTGAAGTTCCAACAAGAGCACCTTCACCGATTGCTCCTCCTGCAACTAATTTTGACCCACCAATAACAAGAACTTCTGCTTCTTGTCCTGATGTTGGGTCATTTTGTAAAACTCCGATTGCTTGGTCAGTTAGCCCAGTAATTGCTGCTGCGTTTCCACTTGAATCAAGTTTTACGAAATTGTACTGATTTGTGGAAAGGTCTGCTGCTGCTACGAGAGTGACCTTAACCGAATAATTACTTATTTCGTATGCCACGATTTAAGCACCTTTCTCGTTGAGATATTGTGAATAAAGTTCAGGATTTTGAACTGCAACTTGTGCAATTCCTGCTTCTACGGAAGATGCTTTTCCTGAATCAACCAAAGACTTTGCCATGATGGTCATGCGACCATAAGCATTATCTGGGGCTGCGTTTATAGTGCTACCAATTTCAGCGAAAATGTTTGCTGATTCTGCTTGAGCATTCACTGATGTCAAGATGTCTTCAACTGATTTTGCTAATTTGGTGTCAACAGAATTTAGTTGGCGTAAAGATTTTCCAACAAATTCTGCATCAAGATTTAGGTGAGACCATGCTTTTGCTTTTTCGATTGCTTCTGCATCGGCTTTAGCATCGCGTTGCTTTTGCAACTCAATCATTGCTTCGTTAGCCTTTGATTCTGCATATTCTTTTGCTTTTCGCAAGTCCTCAACCATCTTAATTACTGCTTCTGGGGCAGACTTCAGAACTTCTTCATCAGAAGATGCTTCAACTTCGGCTACAACTGCTTCGACAGGAGTTTCAACTACTGTTTCTGCACTAGCCTCGACTGTTGCTTCGTCTTTAGGGGTTTCTTCAGTTTGCTCTTTTACAGTTTCCTCCATAGGGGAGTCCTCTCTGTTGAGCGATTCATCAAGTACCCTCTGAACATCTGACTCATCGGCTGATTTCATAACTAACCAACCTTCTGTCAAATGAGCAGGGTGGTCAACACCTGATGTTTCTTCTATTGAAAGATTGACCATTTTTCTGGCTTTTGCCAAAGTATTGCCCTCCTACATAAAAAGAAGTTGTCGCACATCAAAATGCGACAACCCACGGGTCTCGATATTAGGATATTAGCACAACTTGGGTTATGTTTTTATTTTTATTGCAAATTTTGAACTTTAGATATTGCCATAATTAAATTTCGTTCCGTTGCACCTAAAGTTGGTTGGTCATCAGCCCAAAACTTTGCGCCCATGAACTGATAGTCGTCTTGTGACATGGAACGCCAAACAAAATATGCTTTACGATTTGGTTCACGCTTAATAATAAATCCGAAGAAACCGGGTCTGGTTTCAATCTTTTCGCAATCAATTCCTGTGCTTGCCAAGACTGCCATGGTGTCATCAATGACAGTTTTCATGAAAGTTATCCTAACTGGTCGTACTCCGTTGGTCCTCCATTAAGGATAACAATAGGTCTTCTCCTAACCCTCCCTTTAGAAACAGAAAGTTTTATATCAATTTGGTCATAAGGAATGTTTTCTATAAGTTTTAAGAACTGGGGGTCAAGAAGTTGCTTAACCCACGCTTGAACAAAGGCTGGTTGATTGATTGAACTCATTATTCATCCAAATCAACATACATGCGCTCAGCGCGACCACCGATTGAATAACCACGGATTTCACCTTTTTTAATTTTATCCCAAGCCCAATCTTCCCAAATCACACCAAGGAAAACTGTGTTTTGTGGAAAATTGATTGGTTGTGTTGTACCATCTGCTTTTAACATAGGTACTTGTGTTTGATAAGGCAAAGTCATAATTTCAACCCATTGACCTGCGACCACATCACGATTATGTTGCAATCTTATTCTTCTATCACCTGATTGAACATATTTCCAAACTGCTTGTTGCAATTCAGAATCATCTGTCCATTCATTATGTGCATCAAGTTGATTAGGAATATAC